TTAATAGATGTTATTCCAATCAAAAGCAGGTCCAATATCCCATTTTCCTGAAGTTCTGTAATTAACATGAGAAACAATGCCTCTGAAATTTGTTAACTCGTTTTTAGATAAAGTTTCAAATCTTTTTTCTTCAGGTAAAAACTCTCTAGGTATGTTGTATTGTGCGGTTAAATAGTCTAATAATATACATAAACTTGCATACTGTTTTTTAGTGAAGTTTGCATAGTACATTTCTCCACGATATGGACTATCTAGTTTTGTGTAAAATTGAGTATCGTTTAGAGTGCAGTACACATCGTTGTCATTGTATACAGTCACTAGTTTATCATCTATCCTTTTTAAAAAGCCAATATTTGATATCTCAATAGCAATTGTTCTTTTACTGCCTTTGGTGTTACCTCCAACAGCGCCAGATCCTAAATGATAAGACCAATAAGCGGAAGACCATAGGTTAAGAATACTACCGTTTCTAGCAATAATAAAAGGTGTAGAAACATGATAGTTTGGTCTAGACAGTGCGGCTACATCGCCTTTTAAATATCCGGCTGTATAGTGAAGAACAATCTGTGTTTTTTTGTTTTTTTCTTGATAGTAAAATGAACTATCGTTGTTTTTTGGTTTGCAGTTAACATAAGACATTGTATTGGTAGTTCCTTTAATAGGTACGCTCATGTTTTTTAAAACGAACTCTTTTCCGTCGGAATCTCTTCCTGTTTCAAAAAAAGTTCGTTCATGTTTGGGTATACTTGTAGCTTTCATTTTCTTATTTGGTTTGAGCAATTAGCAAAATTACATTCGAAATATATGATTATTAATCAAATAAATAGAATTGTAATTTTACTATTATTTTTTATGTTTTACCCCATAGAATTAATTCTTACAGAAGCTTTAACTATTGCCATAGCTCTAATTGTACTAATATTAATGTCTTTAGGTTGGTGATGTTGATTTTGTGATACCAGTTTTATGTAATCATCACCTTTTTCAGATTTTTGAATATATTTTACACTGATAAACTCTTCTCCAGCTATTTCTATAGAGATTAAATACATTTCTCCCCAGAAAATTTCATTACTGAAATCGTAAATTTGTTTGTAAGCAACAATGTCTCCACTTTTTAATAAAGGGTACATGCTGTCTCCGGTAACAAATACGGCACCATCGCATTTTGGTAAATTAGGAATAGTTAAAACACCAACTGGACTAGCATCGCCATGTGATTGAAATAATTCAACTAAACCAGCAACAGCTTCAATATTATATAAAGGAACTTCTTGTTTGCTTATTTCGTGATCCGTTTTTAATTTGAAAATGTTATCTGGTACAGAGTTAATTTTCTCTAGTAAAGCCGCATTATCTTCCATGTCATTTTCATTAAATAGCATTTCTCCTTTTCCAGTTAACAGCCATAAAGAGTTGTATTGAGGGTATTGTTCAACAATTTTAGTAAGCCATTTACTTTGAATGTCTGTTTTATTATTAAATGCTCTGCTTAAAACGCCTTTACTTGCTCCAATTTGTTTTTCTAAAGCCGTAATTTTAATATTCTCATGGTCTGCCATGAGTTTGATTCGATCTATAGTACTCATTATTTTTACGATTCTTACCTGTTAGTTTTTCCTTAATGTAAATTTCTATATGTACATTTTAACAAACCTTGTTTATTAAAATTTATTTTTTAATATCAAATATCCTACTCGAGATAAACTCTTTACACATTACTTTTTTGAAAAAGAAATAATTATCGCTTTTAAAAAGCATTCAATCTGCTATAGGGAATTGTTAATTGGAAATTCTGGAGCAAAGTTACAAAAAAATAATAAAAGGAAGTTAATTATCAATAAAATAAAGTTAAAAGGTAAAAATTTTCAACATTTATTTTTATTTGTTGAAAATTTTCAACTATATTTGTGTTGATAATTAGCACCTATAAATAGATGAAAGATGAGAAACAAAGGTAAAATAACAACAAAGAATAAGAAAATATCTACAGTTAAGGTTGAATTAAAATTTTTATGAAATAACAATTCACTGCAAAAAATTATCCATAAAAAATAAAGATTTGTAGAGGTTAACTGAAAAGAAAGAAAAAGTTTGTAATCTCTAAAGTAAAAAAAGAATACAACAGAATTTTACGTAAAGCTTATAAAAGTAGGCTTTTGAATGCAGAAAATCATTAAGCGACAAATGTCGCCCTGGATGAGTATTGGAAAAAGTTAACTGAATTTAAAAACATTGAAGAAATGAAGAAATCTAAAACGCTTAAAAAACGTATTGAAGATTACGAAGCGATACTACTGCAAAATTTTGATGATGAAATTTATGCAACATTATTACAAGAGAAAATAGAATTAGAGCAAAAATTAGAAGAAACAAAGAAAGATGAGAAGAATTAACATTGAAACCAGATTAAGTGAATTACGTAACGCAATTGCTTACAGTAGAAATGAAGGCAAAATAATGTCTATTGGTGAGGGGATTTGTTGTAATCAAGAGATTGCAGCTTGGCTTCGAGTATTAGAAGATGAGCATATGGAGCCAAAATATGTAGTGAGTGAAAGTATTAATGAGAAAATTACAACCATTAATAATTGTATAGATAAAGAGAATTGGGTAAGACCAGAAATAATTTAAAAAATTAAGCTAATGAAAACCTCGATTAACCTAGAGTCATTAACAGAAGAGCAATTAACTGAAGCCTTAGCGAAGAAAAGAGAAGAAAAAAAGCGAATAAATGCTAATAGAAAGAAAATTTTTAATGAAGAGAATGATTATTTCTGTAAAAGTACTGCTGAAAAATTTATTGAAATTTCAAATGCGCTTAAAATCTTAAAGGAAGAGACCATTACTGAAGCGTATCGTTTGTATAATGAAATGTTTTTGCTAAACGATAAAAAGCCAAAGGAAGTAAAGTCTTTTATGAGGAAAAATAAAGAAGGAAATATTATGGTAGTGGTAGATGCTCATGAGCGAATTGAGTTTACTGAAGAGGCTACTGTTCATATCAATACGATTAAAGATATTTTTAAAAATAAATTTTCTTCAAGAAATAAAGGACTGTATAATATTCTTGATGGATTGCTGATTAAAGGTAGAAAAGGAGAATATGATCCTAAATTATTGGCTAAATCAAGAAGGCAGGTGAAAGATTTAGGAGATGAAACGCTAATAAAAGAGTTTGATAAATTAACCGATTGTCAGAGAGTTGTTGGAACTTCCAGGTACTGTAGAGTAAAAGTGAAGGATACAAATGATAAGTGGCAAGATATTAATGTACAATTTTCAAGTTTGTAAAATCATGGAGAAGTTTAGATTGATAATCATTGGGGCATCATGCATGGTTTTATTAATAACTGTAGCGCTTATAAATCTTACTCATTTAAGTATAGATACCTTGTTAAAAACGCAAACAGCTGCAGCTTTAATAATGATCACATTTATTTTAATTCATTTTATGTTAGAAGAAAAAGATGCAGGAAGTTAAAATAAAACCAATTACCGAATCAAGTATTGTGATAGGTAAGAAAGTGGTGTACAAAGATGAAAATAGTAATTGGGTTTCTGTATCTAAATTATCTAAGCTAGAAACCAAAGCTTTTACCCGATATAAAATAGATGTTTTAGAAAACAATATCTCCCCATTGCCTGTAAAGGTGTACGATATTTGGAAACCTAAAAGGGAAAAAGTGTAAGTGAATAAGAATATTAAAAAAGTACGATAAAAAGCTTGGGATATTAAATTCCAATCATTTTAAAACCTTTTTTAATCACAAGTTAAATCTCTAAAAAAATAAAAAAAGATGGCAAGAAATAATGATTTAATCCTATTAAGAAACAAGAAAGTGAAACAACGTTACAGTCAAATTTCAATAAAAAATCCAAAATGGAAATATGACGCTTTACTAGAAACTTTATCATATGAATTTTTTATAAGCAAACGAACAATATCCGCTATTTTAAACGATGAAGGAGTTTATAAAAATGCTAAAAAGAAAGTGAAAGAAATTGTTTAAAACTACATATAAGCCAAAACCTCGTAATACAAAATTACAAATAAAGACATCTGTTACAGAATCAACAGATGTCTTTGTTGTTTTTAGAAAAGATTTTTAAAGAATGATGTAATTATTGGCTTCTATACGTTTTACAATACCTGTAGAAAAAGACATTCTAAAAGCAGGTTTTCCATATCTAAAACTTAAATCTTCTTCAGCAACTTGAGATAATTCAGAAAAAAACTTTCCAGAAGTTCCGTGTAATTCATCTACAATGCCATCCATAATTCTTAACATTTCGAGAGTACTTGGTTTGTTTTTGTCTAAAATATCAGTGTTTTCAAATTGTCTAAAGAAAACATAAATATCAATAGTTGCATTACCTTCTACAAAATCGACAGTTGTCTCTTCATATTCAATATTGCTAATAGATACATAAGCGGCTGGGTAACTGCTAATACTATTGGCATCTTCTTCAGAAAATTGACCTTTGTAAATGTCAATAATTTCAAAAAAGTTCATGTCTTTTAACTTTGAAGACAAGGATTCAAAAATTTCTATTCTTACGCTCATATTTATTTTGTTTTTTTGTGATTTTTAGTTGTAAGGAGCATCTACAGCAATACTTCCATCTTGATCAAATTCTAGTTTTTTAATAGTCATTCCATCATATTCAAAATTTCTACGAATTTGAGTAATAATGTCTCTTGGATTTTCATCATTTAAAATGTTAGCAATACCAACACCAATTTCAGGGTACTGTTTATACTCACCTTTTTGGGCAATTATAATGTGTTCTTGGTGCTGTAAAGTGGTATCAGAAATAACAAAATCTCCATTAACAATTAGTAAATCACCTGTCTCATCTAATTTAAAATCATTCATAATATTTAGTTTAAATTCTAATACAAAATTGCTTCAAGAATCTCGATTTCTAAAACCTAAAATCAACCATTGTGTAAAAAATCTGCAACCATTGCGAGTGAATCTACAAGCTTTGATAATCAGGTTGTAAGACCTGTGAAATCATCTGATATTTGCAGTGTCGAACAACTCAAGTTAATCTAAATTATATAAACAAAAGAGGGTTTAAAAAGGCAGTTTACCTCTCTAATTTATTACAGAGGAAACTGCAAACCCTACGGGGGAAATAATTAAAAAGTATGAGAAAAATTACACACATAGTTATTCATTGCACAGCTACCGTTCAAGGAAAACATTTTACTGCTGATAATATTGATACTTGGCACAAACAAAGAGGCTGGAAAGGTATAGGTTATCATTATGTAATTGGTATTGATGGTACTATTGAAGAAGGAAGGCCAGAGCATAAAATTGGGGCTCATGTAAAAGGTCATAACAGAAATACAATAGGGATTGTTTATGTAGGAGGTTTAAATAGAAGATTGGCTCCAAAAGATACAAGAACAAGAAAGCAAAAAAGAGCGATGAAAAACTTGTTATACATTTTAAAAGATAGATATCCAGAGGCTGAAATTGTAGGACATAGAGATTTTTCTGAAGACATTAATGGAAATGGAAAAATTGAGCCTTTTGAGTTTATAAAAGCTTGTCCGTGTTTCGATGTGAAAAAAGAATACAAGTGCTTAAATGAGTACTAAAAATATAAAATCGCTTTACAATTTATAAAGGCGAGTTTTAAAAAGCTTGTAGAGTTAAAGAAAGAAATAATTAACCATAAAAAAAATTGAAAAGACAATTGCTATAAAGTCTTCGATATGAATAAGTGGGATTACGCTTGCTCTAATTCTTACAGAAATAAATATGAATTTTTTAAACTAAAAATCCTGTAAAAAATGAATGGATTACCAAAAGTAAAAATTAATGTAAATAAAGATGGTTTAGGGCAGGTTGCTCAAACCCAAGACGGTGTGTCTGCTATGGTTTTAACTGGAGATTCTGTAACAAACGGAATTCAAGTTGGAACATCTGTACAAGTATTTAATTTAGATGAAGCGATAGAAAAAGGGATTACACAAGCTGATAACCCTTATGCATATAAACACGTACAGCAATTTTATGAAGAAGCTCCTAGCGGAACAGAGCTTTGGATTATGTTAGTTGATGCTACAGTAACTATGGAAACAGTAGTTTCTTCTGATCAAGATTATGCTAAAAAATTATTAAACGATGCAAAAGGAGTGGTACGTTTATTAGCAGTATCAAGAAAATCTGACGGAACAGCTACAATTGCTAACGGAGTAGATGCAGACGTAGATGCGGCAGTAGTAAAAGCTCAATCTCTTGTAGAGGGGTATGCAATTAATTATAAAGAAGTATCTGTAATTATTGATGGTAAAGATTTTACTGGAGATGTTGGTGCTTTAGAAGATTATAAGCAATCAGATAATGAGTTTGTTTCTGTAATGTTATCAAACACAGATGGAAGTAAGAATGCAGCAGTAGGTTTATTATTAGGAAGATTAGCTAAAGATCCAGTAATGAGAAATCCAGGAAGAGTAAAATCAGGTTCTTTACCAACAATTGATGCTTACTTTACTGACGGAAAAGCTATTGAGGCTTCAGAAGGAGCTTGGGATAGTATTCACGACAAAGGTTATATCTTTTTACGTTCATTCGTAGGTCGTTCAGGTTATTTCTTCAACGATGCGCCTACATGTACTACACAAAGTAACGATTTAAATAGTATTCCAAGAGTTCGTACAATTTACAAAGCAAGACGTGTTGCTTACGGAGTATTTGTAAATGAAATCTTAGATGAAATTCCTTTAGAAGCTAACGGTAGAATTGCACCTGCTTTAATTAAGAGTTGGGAAGGTTTAGTTGATAATGCAATTAACTTAACAATGACTCAAAATGGTGAAGTTTCTGGAGTTAGAACATTTATCGATCCTGCTCAAGATGTATTAGGAACAAACGAAGTAAGAGTTTCTTTAGACATTTTACCAGTAGGTTATGCTAAATACATCACCGTTCAATTAGGTTTTACAACCAACTTATCATAATCAAGAAAAACGTTTAACAATTTAATAATTAAGACAGAATGACATTTGATAGTAATAGTCCAGAATTTCGTTGGGCAGACGTACAAGTAGTAGTATTAGGAAGAACTATTACACGTATTAGAGGAGTGAAATTCTCAGTGAAAAGAGAAAAAGAATATTTAATGGCTAGAGGAGAAGATCCTCATGCAATTCAATACGGTAATAAAACACCAGAAGGAGAATTAACATTATTACAAAGTGAAGTAGAAGCTTTACAAAAATTATTAGCTCCTTATGAAGATTTAACTGATTTACCACCATTTGATATTACAGTTTCTTTTGTTAGAGCTTCTGAGCCAGAAAAGATTGCTACTTATAGATTAATCGGAGCTGAGTTTACTGAAGATAACAGAGAATTAAAGCAAGGAGATAAGTTCATGGAAATCACACTTCCAATCATGTACTTACGCAGGTTGGCTGCTTAATAACCAATGCATAATAAAGTGTTTGTTAGTACAAAATATTAGTTTTTTAGCTAGTGTATTTGTTTCATTCTATGGGGGCGGGGCTAAAGTGAGTCCTTCACGGAGTTTTCGCTCCCTTTTAACAACACTTTTACTTAAAGAATTAAAACATACATAAACTAAAAATTAAATAAAATGGAGATTACTCAAGAACAAATTAATAACTGGAAACAACAACACGGAGATGTATTTGAAATTTCTGTAGATGAAGCAAAAGGGTATTTAAAAAAACCTGATCGTAAAACGCTTTCATATGCAATGACAAATGCACAAACAAATCCGTTAGGTTTTGCTGAGGTTATCATGGAAAACTGCTGGTTAGGAGGTGATGAAGAGATTAAAGTAAATGATGGTTATTTCTTAGCAGCAGCAGGTCAAATAGACAAATTAATAGAGATAAAAGAGGCTGAGCTAAAAAAGTGCTAACGGGTGCTCAAGGGGACCCGAAATATAATTGGATTGGATATGTAGATACGCTTATGCAGTATCATTTAAATATAGACCCTTCTGCCCTAAGCGATAAGCAATGGGCAGAAAAGTTTAAACAGCTCGAAGACATTAGGCAAAAAGAAGCGAAAGCAAATCAAGTTTAATATGGATGAATTACTTAAAGTTTTAGAAGAATTGAAAACTACTTTTGAGAGTATTGTAAAGCCAGTTACAGATACGATTCAAAAGTTAGAGAAATTAGATGAAGGGGTTAAGGAAGTTGCAAAAAACACTAATGCTTATCAGGAAAGTTTAGAAAAACTTCAAGATGGGTTTGATGATATTCAAAAAGCAGCAATACAAACTCAAAATATTTTTGCTGGGGTAGGAAGTAAAATTGGAGCTGTTCTTTCTCCTGTCACTAGTTTTGTTACAAGAGTTGCTGATAGTATTGGAGAAAAAATCACTCCAAGATTAAATGTTTTAAAGAGGGGGATTGCTACAATGGCAACTGTAGCAGTTTTAAATTTCGGTGTAGTGTCTGAATCTATTAAAGGATTTTCAGACGGTATCAAAAATGGCTATATAAGGGCGGTTACATTAGCTGAAATTGGTTTGAAAAAAATAGGGGTTTTACCTATAATTAAAAATCTTTCTTCGGGTATAAGGAAAATTGGAGGAGCTTCTTTTGATATTCTCTCGGAAAAAGTTGGAAAATTAAAGAAGAGGTTCGGAGCGTTAAAAAATGTAATTAAAATACCTAAGATTAAATTTTCTGCATTAAAAAGTGGTTTTGATAAAGCTACTGAATACGTGAAAAAGTTTGTAAATGCTTTTGGAGATCAAAAGAAATTGAAAGCTCTAAATGATTTGTATACTAGTAAAGTTAGCAAAATAACAAAAGATGTTAATGCTAGGTTTAAAGCTGCGTTAGGTCCTATAGCGAATAAAATCATAGAGTTTGCAACAAAAATAGTAAACGGATTTGATAAGTTATACCAAGCAGCAGATCCAATAATTAATGCTGTGGTTAATCTTAGTACAGTAGTAGGAGATTTTTTAATCTCATTATTTGGAATGCAAGATGCAACTAAAGCAGCAACAGTTGTTTTGGATTCATTTAAAGCACTGATTGATTTTTTAGTACAACCTATTTCGTATTTAGCTCTTGGTTTAAAAATTGTTTTTGAAGCATTAAAACCGATAGCGCCCGTGATTGGAATTATTGCTGGTGTTTGGGCAGTTTGGAATGCAATTATGGCTGTGAGTCCTATTACATGGATTGTTATTGGAGTGGTAGCTCTTATAAGTGCAATTGCAATTGTTATAAAATATACTCAAGGATGGGCTACAGCTTGGCAAGGGTTTAAAGATATTTTAAGCGCTGTATGGAATCAGCTAAAAGAAAATTTCAGCTTTTTTATAGATTCAATAGTGTTTGGGTTTCAAAAAGCATGGTACAGTGTTTTGGATTTCGGACAGAGGACAGTTCAATATGTAAAAAACATTGGTAAGGCTATTCAATTAGCTTGGGACGGAAACTTTTCTGAAGCAAAAAATACCTTAAGTCAAAAAATAACTACGAGTGCAGAGGTTAGATTAAATGAGCTTGAAAAGGATAGAAGAGAACGAGTAGAGTCTTTTAATAAGAATACAGCTTCTAATGCACTTCAGGTGATGAATGGCGTGAAGAAAATGGGAAGCTTAACTTTCGATAAAAAAGCTTTTAACAAGGATTTAGCTGGAATTCAAAAAGGATTTAAAACGCCTAAAGCACCATCAGTAAAACCTATATCTCCATTAGGTGATGGAACTCCTAATGCAGCAAATCAAGGTATTTCTAACATTACAGATGGAGGAAAAAAACAGACTCATATAAATGTTCACTTTGATAAGTTGGTAGAGAATATTACCATTCAAACACAAACATTAAAGGAGAGTGTAAATGAAATGGAAGATGAAATAGTAGCGTCTTTATTAAGAGTATTAAACTCTGCTAACCAAATGCAAGCATAATCATGATAAATAAATTCGATCCAAAAAAATTAGTGCAGAAAGCACATAATCGAAAAGGAGCATCATTTGATACTTCATTTTTAAAAAAGAATGATAAAAAGGGGTTAAGTGATTCTAAAAACTTTTTAGGAATACCTTTTTTCATGGATGTTAATGTAAATGGTGAAAGATTGCCTAATGAGCCTTTATTGACTTTTAGTACTCAAAAACGAATTGTTCAAACAGTGGTGGTTGGAAGTGAAAATAGAGGAACTGTAAAAGAGTTGATCAGTGCAAATGATTTTAAAATAAAAATAGAAGGAGTTTGCATTGAACCTGGAAAGAAAGAGTATCCTATGAGTCAGGTAAATAAAATAATTACTCTTTGTAGGCAACAAAAAGCACTTGAGTTTGAAAATGTGTTGGCACGTGAATTAGGAATTACAAAAATTGTAATTACTGGTTACAATATTGATAAGATGGAAGGAAGACCGTATTCTCAAAAATACACCATTGATGCAATTAGTGACGATGATTTTTATGCAGAATTAACCAATAGATAAAAGGAAAGTAATGTTTGTTTTAGATTGTAAAATAAAAATAGGAGAGTACCTTTTTAAACGAGTGCATAATGTGCAGGTAGTGAAGTCGGTAGATTTACTTTCTGATACAGCGGTTATAAAAATGCCGGCAAGTGCTATGTTTAAATCTGGAGTAGAAGAACAAGAACGAAAGCAATTAGAAGATGTTATAAAAGCAGGAGATCCTGTTAGTATCACCTTAGCTTACAAAGGTGTTTTTGAAAATGAAGAGTTTACTGGTTTTGTAACAAGTATAAAGCCTAAAAACCATATTGTTACTATTGAGTGTGAAGATGTTTTATACTTTATTAGAAAAGCAAGAATCAATAAAAACTTTAAAAACACCACATTAAAAGAGGTTCTTAATTTCATTCTTTCAGAAACAAATCAAAAATTGCCAGAAGGTATTCCTCCTATAAAACTGGATAAAAATTCAGGAGAAATAAATTTTGATGCACTTCCTTTAAAAGATAAAAACGGAGCTCAAGCATTAAAAAAACTTCAAGACGAATACGGACTTTCAATTTTTGTTAATGATGCTAGAGAAGTGTATGCTGGTTTAAGAATGGGAACCAATGTTTCAGATGAATTGGCAAATTATCATTTGCAAAAAAATGTAGTAAGTCACGATTTGGAATATATGAAAGAAGAGGATGTAGAAATTTATGTGAAAGTTATTGGTGTTAAGAAAGATAATCAAAGAGAAGAAGTAATTATAGGAGAGCAAGAAGGAGAGCAACGCACGCTACATTTTTATAATATTTCTGATAAAGATAAACTCAAAGAAAGAGGGGAAGAAGAGTTAGAGAAATTGAAATATGAAGGGTATAGAGGTAATTTAACAGGCTTTTTTGTTCCTCATGTAACAAGAGGAATGGGGGTAACTGTAACAGATACTAGGTATCCTTCAAGAGGAGGAAGTAATAATGCAAATAATGAAGAAAACTTAATCCGATATTTTGTACCGAAAGTGACTACCACTTTCGGGCAAAATGGAGCGAGAAGAAAAGTTGAATTAGGGGCTGTAATTAGACCCAAAGAGACAATTGGATAGATATGAGTAGAGATAAAGATTTACAAAATGCTTTTAAACATTTAGTAGCTAAAGAGCCTCAAACATTTATTGCTACAGTTACTAAAGTAGATAAAGAAACTAAAACTATTGAAGTTGTAGATACTGATGGTTTTGATTACGATAATGTTCGTCTTACCAGTGTTATTAACGATGCTAATAAAGTAGTGCAATACCCTAAAGAAGAAACTACGGTTTTAGTAAGTAGAATTGGCGATAATGATACTGCTTTGTTTGTAAGTGCCATAAGTGAGGTTGAAAGTATTGAAGGAGATATTGAAGAAACACACTTTCATATAGACAAAGACGGGTATACGATTAAAAAAGGAACAGATAATGTACTGTTTACTATTGAAGATGAAGGATACTCCATTAAAAAAGGAGAGGAGAGTTTAAAAGAAGTTTTAAACGAATGGCAAGCAGAGTTTGGAAAACTATGTGATGAGGTCAGTAAAATAGTAGTGTCTATTGGAGTAACACCAAATGTTGGAGCAATTGCAGCAATTAAACAAGCGGTAACGGGTACTCTTAAAGATAAGTTAAACACCATTTTAAAATCGTAAAACTATGCCTTTAAATAAAGCAGGATTGGAAGCGCAAATAAAAAGTATTCTAGCGCCATCAAATAATACAGAAAATAATTATGAAAAAGTAGCCAAAGATTTAGCAAACGCAATAGATACTTATGTAAAAGGTATGACTATTACTGCTACTGGTTACCAAGCTACCCCTATTAATGTAATAAGTATAACGTAAAATGAAAGAGTTTTTAATTAATCACATAGATATTATTCTTGGGTATCTATTGGGTGCTGGTGGTATTATTAGCGCTTGGACTGAAAGGAAAAAAAGAAAACAAGAGATTGCTAGAGCAGAAACACAAAACCAACAACAAGTAGTGGATTTATATCAAGAAGCATTGGATGATTTGAAAAAGAGGTATGATGAAAAGTTTAATGAGTTAGAAACAGAAATTAAACAACTAAGGTTAAATCTAGATTTATGGAAAAGTAAATATCGCGATTTAAAAGATGAGTTCAATAAATATAAAAATACACACGAGAGTGATTTCTAGATCATTGTATGTGTTGTTTGAGTTTATATTTAAGTTAAAATGAGTTAATTGTAAAAAATAACTGGGTAACGAATCTTAATATCGTCATTAAATCAATCAAATAAAAGTAAAAAATGAAACTTAGTTATCTAGAGAAACCTTCAAAGATACCTTTGGCGTATCTTAATGCAACGCAAAATAATCTAATAGTAACCGAAACAATTGAAGTTATACTATCTGATGGAAGAATACTTGAAATTCCTGAAGGATATGTGGTGAAGTTGTCAGAAAAACCTAGCTGGCTAAAATGTGTTTTAAATCCATTTGGACCTTCATGTTTAGCAGCTTTAATCCATCATCGTTTATGGACAGAACAGGTGAGTGAAATAGAAAATTTTGGGTCAATTAGAGACGCTTTTAGGTTTTCTAATGAAGAGTTTTATCGTTGGAGCAAAAAATTAGTTCCAAAGAAAAAGTATGTGAATCTTATTAAGTATCGATTGCTAAATTCTTTTGCAATGTCTTATTACATCAAGCGAAAAACATTTTAGTATAAAAAATTAAAAGACAAATAATTATGAGCACAGTGCAACAAATAAAAGACAGAATGCTTTCTGTTTTAAAAAATGAGACTGTATTATCAAGCTTAAAATTACCAAGTAGTGAAAGTAAATCGGCAATATGGGATTTATACTTATACATTATAGCCGTTTGTTCGGTAGACTTACGTGCTTATTTTGACTCGCATAGAGAAGATGTGAATGCTACTATTAAAAACGAAAAGTATGGAACGTTACCTTGGTATAGAAGAAAAGCATTAGCCTATCAAGATGGTTTCGATTTGTTAGATGAAAGTGACAAATTTGATAATGGAAATGCTACAGCTAAAGAGATTGAAGAGTCTAAGATTATTAAACACGCTGCAGTAAACGAAGGAGATACTCCAGGTACTGTAATTATCAAAATAGCTACCGAGAAAAACAATGTGTTAAAACCTGTAGAAGAGGAGATAGCAGATGCTATTAGAGTCAAGTATTTTGATAATATAAAAATAGCAGGTACGAGAGTTGTGGTGATTAACTCTTCTCCAGACAAGTTGTATTTAAACATGAAAGTACAAGTAGATCCATTAGTGTTTAAGTTGGATGGTACTTTTAAAAGAGATGGAACAAGACCTGTAGAATCAACCATTTTACAGTTTTTAAAAGAGCTTCCTTTTGATGGAGAATTGGTTTTACAAGATTTAGAGTTGCGCTTACGTCAAATTGAAGGAGTAGAAATTGCTGAAATCTTAACAGCTGAAAGTAGTTGGATTAATCCGAATACAAACACCTATAGTGTTCCTTCTTCTATTAATTCAAAGCGAATTCCTGAGAGTGGTTATTACGAAGTAGTATCATTTAATACAATTAAATATGTGGTATAAAATTGATTTTAATAGGTGGGCTATTCAATTGTTACCTACCTATTTAAGAAAACCAAAGATCCAAGCATTTTTAAAAGTATTAATGACGCCTATAAACAAATTGTATGATGAGTTTTTAAAGGCAAGAAAAGAAGATGCAGTTTTTTTAACACATAATAGTCAGGTGTGTTATTTAAGGAAAGCGCTAAATGATACGTATGATAAATCACAGCGAAGAATAAATATTATAGACGGAAATAAGTTTGCTAGACGCTATGTGTACACAAGAGTTGAACAACGACCAGTTTTTTTTGGTAAAATATTTATCAATTCGAGAGATCAGTACGCTGATACTGGTGTGGATTTTATGGTTGAAATTCCATCAGAAGTAAAAAGAATAAAAGGAGAAATAGAAATAAGGGCATTTATCAATCGATTTAATGCGGCTACAAAACGATATAATTTAATAGAAAAATGAACAATATAAATTTTCAACAGAGTATAGGGTTTCCATTAGAAACGAATACGTTTCAAGAAATGCAAGAAGCCTACAGAATGTTCAATGCAATTGGAGATTTAGCAGGAGATAAAACCATTATTAAAGGTTGTGTACAGAACGGACAGAATATTAGTGATGGTATTATTTATTTGAATGGAGAGTTATTTGAGTTTAGAGGCGGTGTTAGGCAGCAATCTGTAGTTATTAAAGAAGAAGTTACTCAAGTAGAATTTGAAGATGGAGAAAATAAAGACACTTATTTTAATAGATATGTTGAGTTTGGAACTGGTTTAGATACTTATCCATGGAGTGATTTTAAAAGAGTAGATAATTTAGTTCAGGTTAAACAGTCTTTTGCGGATGTTAATAATGATATAGCTAGCACAAATACCTACATAAGTAATGTAGACGATGATGTTGAAGCTAATAGATCGAGAATTACCAATTTACAAACTGATTTAGCTGCGACTAAAATTAGGGTTACTGCTTTAGAGAATAGAGTAACACAGCTTGAAAATCAAACTATTCATAAAGAGGTAAAGTGGGTTGGTAGAGATGTTACAAATGCAAGTTTACCGCCAAAATGGTTTATTGCAAATGGACAAAACGGAACTGATAATATTCTTGGTAGAATGATTGTTGGTAAAGATACTAGTCAATGGGAGTTCAATTCTGTAGGAAAAAGAGGAGGAGCTAAAACTCATACATTAACTATTAATGAGATGCCAAGACATAGGCACAGGCAAAATATAGTGAATGATTCTGTAAATGGATCCAATAATATCTTAGATCATTTGGTGAATAATACAAGTAATAATGATGAATCATTTAAGCCTCATGGTTATACAGATTATGTAGGTGGAGGAAGAGCACATAATAACTTACCACCTTACATTACAATGGTTCCAATTCAGTATATACAATAATGCAATTAGAAGAATTAACAACCTATAAAGTTTATGAAAAATCAAATAATAATTCGTAATAATCAATCACTGTTTGATATTGCTATTGAAACCACAGGTGTCGCTTCTAATGCATTGTCAATAGCTAAAGCAAATGATTTAGAGCCTACAGAAGTTTTAAAAGTAGGGAATACGCTAATAATTCCTGAAAGTTTGACAAAAGATACTGCTATTAAAGATTACTATTCTCAGAATGATATTCATCCTGCTACAGGTCTTACAAAAAGTGAGATTGATATTATTGATGGACTTCAAGGTATAGGTTATTGGGTAATTGATAACAATTTTGAGGTTACTGAAAATAATGAAGGTGAGTTAACTTTAGTTAGACCAGGAGGAAATGATTCAGCAGGCATCGTTCATAGGTAGTGAAATAGAAATAACAATCTTTCAAAAAAAATTATAATGAAAACAAGTGTAGATATTTTAAAAAGCTGGTTTCAAACAGGAGATAAACCTTCTGAAAGTCAATTTTCAAATTTAATAGATAGCTTTCATCACAAAGATGATGGTCAATTAATAACTAATTACAAGTTATTTTCAAACGGTAATTTATCACTTACTTTTTCTGATGGTATAACTGCTAATATTCAAAGATTTGCATTGCCAAATACAATGCCTCTAAATTTTATTGAAGGTTTAGTAGATGCTTTAAATCAGAAGGTAACAAAAACTCAAGGAAAAGATCTTTCTGATGAAAATTTCACATTAGAGTTAAAGCAAAAGTTAGAAGAGTTAGAGAATTACGTGCATCCTGATTTTCATCAAATAGAAGAAATAGAAGGTCTTCAAATATTGTTGGAAAGTAAGATGGATAGAGATGGGTTAAAGCAATTAACAGATGAAAATTTTACCTTAGAAGAAAAAGAAAAGTTAGCAGAATTAGAAAATTATACACCTCCAAGTTCTCAGCCAATTAGCTATATAGAAACATTGCAAGATACATTAGATGTTATTGAGCAAAATATAGATAATAAAGTAGAAAAAGAGGATGGAAAAGGATTGTCTGCAAACGATTTCACAAATGAAGAAAAAACAAAGTTAGCAGGTTTAACTTCAGTAAATACATTTGGAAGTATTACAGATGGAGTTAGTACGATTACAGCTTCTGAAGCTTCTGAAACCTTAACTTTTGAAGGGGTAACTATTGATGAAGATACTAAAGTTATTAAAGTTGCATCTAGTGGTTTAAAATTTAATGATTATGATGTAGCGAGTATTACAACTGATGCAACTTTTGATAATTCTGTTGTAAATGCATTAAGAAGTCTTTCTATTAATGTTACTGATGGAAATTATAGTATGGGTGTATCTCCAAGAAATGGAAGTGTTGTTAATTATACTATTCCTGACGGTTGGAAAACAAATCCAGAAGACTTTTCAGAAATTATTTTTAGAGATCATCTTATAGTGTTAAAAGGAGATCAAACCATCACATTTTACTAG